GGCGCGGCGCGTTGAGAAGGTCGAGGGCGCGGCGCTGCGGGTGGCGGGATGATGGCGCGCCGGCTCAGCCATCGGCGCCCTCCGGCGGCGGGAGCCTCCATCCGACCGGCGGATCGGACGGCGCCCCTGCCTCGTTGGCGGCCCAGCAGACGGCATCGGTCCAGGAAGGCGGGATCATCGCCTCGGACCACGCGCACCAGGCGCCACACTCGCCGTTGCTGTTCTCGAAGCCGTTCATCCATGACGCGGGAATTTCCGCGCCGCTGGCGAGGCGCAGCCATACCTTGCTGCCGTCCCTCGGCGCGCTCTCGATCGGTTGCCAGTCAGCCATGGGGCGCCTCCACAAACAGACACGGGTGACAATCTTGAGGGGACCTTGCGGCGCCCTTCTTGAAGTGCAGACAATCTTGCGCGGGAGGGCGCCCATCAGGTGCGGGATAGGTGCACCACGTCACAGCCGCCGCCGGATGTCGCTTCGTCGGGAGCGTTCCGAACAGATCATCTGGCGCTTGCCGTTCCCCCATCACTCCCCCTCCGCTGCGGCGCTGACGGCGGCGGCTAGTGTGATCGTTGAGTGCGGGCCGTCCTGTTGCGGCGGATTGTCGTTCGTCCATCGCTGCATCATCACGTCACACGGTGGCAGCGCGCGCAGGAACGCGGCGATGGTCGCAGCAGCCGCCATCTCGTGCGCACGTTGTCGCTGCTGCTCGGCGGTCATGCCGCGCGTCGGAAACGACGGCCACGGGCGGCGGAGGCTCGACGCCGCCGCCTCAAGCGCCTCGCGGATCGGGTCGGGGGCGGTCATAGCCCTCCCTCCGCCATAGCGTCGGCCGCCGCCTTGAGCAGCCAAACGCCGCGCCAGAACTCGTCTCCATCGCGCGGCGACAGGCTGAACGGGATATGCGCCCGCATCTGCATATTATAGCGGCCGCCCTTCGGCTCAGGCCAAACCTCGCCCGACAGGTGCGCGCTGGTGCACCACTCCGCATGGTTCACGTCGCCGCTGAAACCGGATTCGCTCGGCTCGCCGTAGCGCTGCCACTCGACCCGGTGGGGGGCCAGCGCCTTGCGCATCTCGGCCTCAAGGGTTCGGTAATGCGGCTTGCCCTCCGCGCCGATCGTCTGCCCCGCAACCTGATACGAGGAATCGGCGGTGAAATACGCGGCCCGCGCCTCGCGATAGGCGGTAACGTCGCGGCTGCGCAGGGCTTCGATCGCTTTCGCTGCTTTCGTGCTCACGGCTCGATCCTCTCGAAACTGATGATGCGGCGATATCCGAGCGCGCGGGCCAGCCTTTCGGTTGGCGCACGTCTGCCGTGCAGCACGTCGCACACGAATTGCGGGCTGATGGCGTTCTCGGCCGCCCATGCCTGCTGTGACCCGGCCACAATGCACGCATCGGCCAGGACGTTGTTCACCAGGTCCCATTCGCTGAGCGAACGTTTTGCCATCACTCCCTCCCCGCGGTGAGCGGCGGAGGCGGGAGGGGCTGCCAGTGGGTGGCCTGGCGCAATTCGTCCACGCACCAGCCTGCGTCGATGTCCCAGCGGGCGACGCACATGAAACCCGGCAGACCATGCGCAGGGGCGGCATAGACCAGAACGTCAGGCGCATCGCGCGTGCCTGCGTCTCCTGTCGGCGCCGTCGCGATCGGTTGCCAGTCAGCCATGGGGCGCCTCCGCGTTCTTGTGCCGCAGCGCCCATGTGCCGTCGGGCTTCTGCGCGAACCGATAGGCCCGGCAGCGGTAGGACGGCCGGACGCGATACATCATGCCGTCTGACCAGCCGCGAGGTTGGTCCTTCGGGTGGCACCACGGAACGTCGAGATGATGGTCGTCGGGGGCGCCGTCACCGAGCAGGATCACGCCTGCCGTGGATCGCTCGCGCAGGATGGCGCGGCTGAAGTCCAGCCCGTTCCAAGGCGCGTCGGCCTTCCAGCGTGACCCGAGCACCGTCACCGTGTTCGGCCCGATCTCGCGCCACCCGTGCGCGGGGTGTGGGGCGGTCATGGGGTGGGGTCCTTAATGGCGGTTCGCCAGTCCATGCACGCGATTGCCAGCGCGCCGCGCTTGTAGTCTGTCGCCTTAAGCGAGCCGACCGCCGCAACGGCCGCGTTGTGCAGCGGACGGCCAGCGTCGCGCATCTTCCGAACCAGCGCCATATGCTCGCGCAGGCTATCGGTCGCGCCTTCGATGTAGATGGCGGCGTCGTTCATCAGCGATGCTTCGGGGCTGGCGCTGTCCAGCGTGCGCAGGTGGTCGCGCAGGCCGCGCAGGCCGGCCGCCAGTTCGGCCGGCGTGCGGAGGCGCAGGTCATTCGGCATCAGGCGCCTCCATGGCGACGACCTCACCGCAGGTGGGGCAAGTGCACGACCACTGACGGACTGCGGTCAGTTTCGGCCGCCCGTGCGTGCGGATGACGGTGATCCTCACTTCCAGCAGTTCAACATCATCGTCGTCACCGCCATCGCGCAGCGCGCGGCGCGCCGCCTCGAAATCCAGACCGGCGCGCTCGATACCCATGCTGCCGTCAGGATACAGTCGCGCGAAGCGTGTCCGCAGATCATCAGCCATGGGGCGCCTCCGGGGGCGGGGAGTGCTTGCGATCAATGACGCGCGGCCCGTCAGGGACGCGGCCGTGACGGCAAATGAGGATCACGTCCTCGATCCGCGAGGCTTTCTTTAGCCCGAGGTCGAGTAGCGTTTTGACGGTCGCCCAGCTGTATTCGTGGACCAGTGCGCGGATGTCGGGCGGCTGGGCATCGACGCGATCCATGCGCCGGCGGATGCGCTCAAGCGCGTCTGGGGAAAGGGTCTCTGCATCACGCATCTTCACCTCCCCTCTGCGATCTCGCGCCACCCGTGCGCGGGGGATGGGGCGGTCATGGGGTGATCCTCTCGAATGAAACGACGCGGCGGTATCCGAGCGCGCGGGCCAGCCTTTCGGTTGGCGCACGTCTGCCGTGCAGCACGTCGCACACGAATTGCGGGCTGATGGCGTTCTCGGCCGCCCATGCCTGCTGTGACCCGGCCACAATGCACGCATCGGCCAGGACGTTGTTCACCAGGTCCCATTCGCTGAGCGAACGTTTTGCCATCACTCCCCCTCCGCTGCGGCGCTGGCGACGGCGGCGGCGGCCGGCCATGGGACTAACGGCTGGTCCGCGCGAATGTAGAGCGGGTGCTTGGGCGATCCGTCCTTCGTCGTGCCGAGGCACCACAACCGCACGGCGACGCCATCCATCAACCGCAGGAATGCACTGACACGCTCCGGTTTCGCGTTGGTTCCCCACGCGCAAACGATGTCACCATATTCGCTCGCCATGCGGCGGAGATAGTGGTCGTTCTCCGGGCCCACCGGATCACTCGATTTCCACAGGGCAGCGGGATCGGTCGAACGAAGCGCATACAGGTTCATCACCGTCAGCCCGTTGCAGCCCCATGCGCGCGCGAAGCCTCTGCATCGACGGATTGTCGGATCGTCGAGCGTCGCATCTGCCGTGCTTGGGTTGAGCATCACGAAGGCGGCGGTGCTGCGTTCGGCGAGCATCGTTTCGCTCGGGCGTCGGAGCGCGTAGCGGTAGAGACCGCAATCGCTGATCACGGCCGCCTCAAGCGCCCTCCGCACCGCGGGTTCAGCGCGGGGCATCGGACAACACCACCGGTGTGAAGTCGGGATTGCGGATGCTTTCGTCCTTGTCGCCGCGCAGGATCGCATCCAGCGTCTCAAGATAGGCGTCACGCTTGAGCCGCATCCGACAATAGGCCACCGCCGCGCGAAGGCGCTCTGTCTCTGTCAAAGGTTCAGCGCGGGGCATCGGGGGTGTCCTCCATGAACGTGTCGTAGATGTGAGGCTCGGCCTGCACGGCTGCTGCGTGGTCGGCGGGGGTGAGGCAAGGGCCGAGGTAGGCGAAGCCAAGATCGACGACCCATTGCGGAGAATGCACGGCGCCACTCGGCCAGCCCTGCAGTTCGGCATTCCACGCAGATGGAAACGGCCGGAGGTCCTCGGGATGTTTAAGCCAATGCCAGCCATCCCGCTCCGGGTTCAGCGGCACGCCCGGCCGCGAGGGATCAGGCCACGCGCTCACGACTGCGGCTCCGTTGCGAGGGCTGCGCGGGTGAAGGACGCCATGCGTGCGCCTGCCTTTTCGAGGATGTCGTAGTGGTGCGGAAGCAGATGGTTCGCCGGCAGTCGCCAGTCTCGCGCGGCATCCACCGCCACTGGAGCACAGAAGGCGATGACGCTGATCTTCAGGTCCGCGTTCTCGGCCTCCAACCGCTCCGCGCGGGCGAGCGCGGCGTCGCGTTCGGTCTTGGTGCGGTTGTGCGCGGCGATCTCGTTGCGGAACAGGTTGCGGCTGGCGGACAGCGCTCCCGAGACCTCCGACACCAGCGGCCAGAGCGCACCAACTTCGGGCTGTTCGTCCGTGAGCCCGGCAGCGATCTCGACCCACTCCTCGCGGAGCGCATCCCGCTCCTTCACCAGCGCCGCGTTGGCTGCGGCGAGCGCCTCGATCTCTCGTGCTGCGTCATGGCCATCAGGGTTGCGCATCCAGCGAGTGCGGATACCAGGCTCGTCTGGATCAACCTTCCGCAGGCGAGCCAGTAAATCCGCCCTCTGCCCCAGCGGCTCGGGTGTGTCGGGGGTCATGAGGCGCTCCTGATCACGCGCTCGACGGCGCGGGTTGTGTCGTCGTGACCGGCCCGCAGGCTGGCCAGCAACAGGCGATGACGGCGCAGTTCCTCGTTCGCCTCGCGCAGCGCATCTCGCAACGTCATGTTCTCGACGCTCTGCATCCGAGCCTCATGCGCCGGGACAACCCAGCGACGCAGCCAATCCGGGAACCGCATCACTCGCTCCCCTGCTGCGCGGGCGGGATCGGATAGCCGCGACGGACGGCGGGGCGCGTGCGGCAGTCCGGCCTGCGATACGGCAACCCGAGATCGGCCATGCGCCGATAGATGCGCGCGTAGTTGGCGCGCAGCTGCGTCCGCAGTTCGCGCATGAACATCTCACCAGCGTGGGCGCGCCGGATCATGTCGTCCTCAGCCGCTGTGAATTCTCGCCTGGGGAAACTCATTGCTGGCCATCCCCCAGCGCGACCTTCGCCGCCGCTGCGATGGCGTCGGGCATCGGACGGCGACCCTCGTAGAAGGCCCGCACAGCCGCGCTGATCATCTCCGGCGCCGGGCGCTCGAAGCGCGCGCGGATGACGGTGAGCGCGGCCTGGGCTTCGGGCAGAAACATCACCCACAGTGAGCGGTCCCCGGCTATCGGCTCATCGGGATTGCCGCCATCTACGCTGGCAGCGCAGATCGCCCGCGCCACCTCCTCCACCAGCCCGCGCGGGGTCTGTTCGTCAGGCCCGCGCATAAGCAATCTCCCGCGCGATACCTTCGTCCGGTCCGCTACCGCGCCGGGGAAGGATGACCTTCTTGTGCTTGGTGGCGAGCGCTAGAACGCGCTTTGGCAACTCTGGGTCGCGATCCTTCCACCCATGCAGCGAGGTGAACGACCAGTCGGCGCATTCGGCGATTTCGGTCGCGACAGGAAAAACCGTCATCACGTCACCACTCAGGCGGTGAACGAGATGCCCCGTCTCAAGGTGCGTCAGGTGCCAGATGGCAGGGCGCGCCCTGCGTCTTCCCTTCGCGGGCTGCGGCGGCGTGTCCATATGCAGGCCGAGGCCGAGATGCACATAGCCGTGGACCCGCAGCATCCCATCCGCCGACAGCGATGATCCGATGAGGTAATCGGCGGCGTTCCAGGCGCTCACGGCCGCCCCCACCCACTAACCACCCCGTGCGCCCACGCCGCGACGGCGTAGAGCCCCCACCACGCCGGCACACCAAGCGCCGCGCCAATCAGCAGCGCGCGATAGGGGATCGGGTCCGCCACACGCGGCTGCGGCGGCTCGTAGGCAGGGAGCGACGTGCGGAAGGACTGGTTGCGCGCGCTCATGCTGCAACTCCATCGAACAGGGTTGATGCGCCGGCCTCAGCCGCCGCCAGGTTCTTGCACGCCTGCCGCCAGTAGCTGTCCTTCAACTCGACGCCAACGAACCGGCGCCGGAGCCGCAGCGCGCAATCTCCCTCGCTGCCGATCCCCATGAACGGAGACAGCACCACGTCGCCAGGGTTGGACCACATGATCAGCGCGCGCTCGATCACATCCAATTGCAGCGGGCAGAGGTGCTTTTCATCAGCCTGTTCGCGCGCCGCCGCGACGTTCAAGACGCGCGTTTGGCTGACCGTCATCCAGACCGGCGATGCCCACTCCTGCCACTGAGAGACCGGAAAATCCTCAGGCCGGTGATGGATCGGCTCGGCATTCTCGCCCGGCTTGCGGAACACCAGCAGATAGTCAGGCATGCCCATGCGCGACCGCCCGCTATCGGCCTTGAGCGTCTTGTAGAGCAGCCCGTGCGCCTTGGTGCGGGTCATCTCGATGACCGGACACTTCCAGATGGTGACGCGCGAATGCAGCACCCATCCGGCCGCCTCATGGATGGCGATGATCTGGCCCGAGAAATCCTTGATGCCGATCTCGCCGTCCTTCCACTTCGTCATCGGCAGGTCGGAGCAATGCACGGCCGTCAGACGGCCCGGCTTCGTGATGCGGAACTTCTCGCGCACCATGAACTCGTAGTGCTTCCCGAATTCGCCGTCGGTGGACGAATTCCCCATGTCGCATTCGCTGTTGGAATAGACGAACAGCGAGCCGAACGGCGGCGAATAGACGCTGAACCCGACGCTCGCATCGGGCATTTGCCGCAGCACGTCCACGCAATCACCGTTGATCGCCTTCCACGCTTCGCCCTGGGCGCTGTTGAGGCAGGTCAGGACAGCCATGTGGGCAACTCCGTCCGGTGGGTTGGATTGTAGGGAACACGCACGCCAGCGTCGGCGGCCATGGCGCGCTGCATTGCCGCCGCCATCGCGCGCTTCATGCGCGTATGGTCCGCGCCCTTGCGATCGATGACGCGGCCGATCTGATCCTCGCCCTCCGCGACGATCAGGTGGCAGGTGACGGGCCGCGTCTGTCCGAACCGCCAGCACCGCCGAACGGCCTGATACCAAGCCTCGTAAGAAAACGAGCGGCCGGCGAAGATCATCGTCGCGCAATGCTGCCAGTTCATGCCGAACCCGGCGACGGACGGCTTGGTGATCACGACGCGCGCGGTGCCGTCCGCGAAAGCGGCGAGCGCGGCTTCCTTGCGCTCGGCCGAGTGCGAGCCGCGCACTTCGATGGCGTCGGGAATGGCGGCGCGCAGGGCGTCGGCTTCGTAGTCCGTATCGCACCACAGGACGCATGCGCCATCGGCGGGGACAAGCGCAGCGCAGGCTTCCGCGCGCGCCTCGGCGGTCTGGCGCTTCACATCGTGCAGCGTGGTCGCGCTCACGTCACTCGCGAACAGCGCACCCGCAGGCGCGCGCACGTCGCCGGCCGCTTTGTGCCGGATCACCTGCATCGTAGGCAGCACATAGGCCGATGCGTCGTGCCCCAGGTCCGCAGGCGTTTCCGCCATGCGCGCCCATGACGCCATCCAATCCCAGAACGCCGCCTCGGCATGGCGCTTGATGCGCCACTTCTGGCTCGCTTCCATCGTGTCGTTGATGAAGAACCGCGACAGCATCTCATTGCTGCCCATGATCCCAAGGAATTCGGCATGCGTGCCGATCTCCATGTGGTCGTTCGGCGCAGGCGTCGCCGTCGCGGCCAGGCGGAAGCGATGCGAGCCGAACGCACCGATCAGCGCGCGCGTCGTCTTGCCGGTGAAATTCTTGAGGATGGAGGATTCATCCAACGCCACCGCACCGAACGCGTCCGGGTCCATCAGGTCCAGGCGGTCATAGTTGCAGATGTTGATACCGTCGCCCGCCTCCGACATGTCGCGGATGACGCGGACGCTCTCGTATCCCCATTTGTCAGCCTCGCGCTTGTGCTGCGCAGCGACGGCGAGCGGTGCGAGGATCAGCGCGCGACCGTTCGTCGCTGCGGCGGCATGCTTGCACCACTCCAACTCGCAGATCGTTTTGCCCAGCCCGGTATCGAGGAACAGCCCCCACCGGCCCTGCCGCAGCCCGAACGCCACGCAGTCCCGCTGGTGCGGCATGAGCGCAGGATGCAGGTCCGGCACATGATCCAGGCCAGACGCCATGACCGCGGGGCGCTTGCTGGCGATGAATGCGGCGTAGCCGTCCATCACACCCGCTCCCGCATGTTCGCTGCATTGCAGTCGCGGGCGTCCCGCACCGTCACGAGGATGCGCCGCAGCCGGGACGCACGATCCGCGTCCTGCGCGTCCAGCGGCAGGCGCGGGGCGTAGAGCGCGCCCAGCTCGTCGCCCACCAATTCCAGAATGATGCCGAGGTGCATGTCCACCTCGACCGCCGCCGCAGCCCGCGCGGAAGCCTCGTCATGCACGAGGCGGGGATAGGTGAACGCGTTCATAGGTTCCCTCCTACTCAGCCGCCATCTGCCGGCGGCGATCCGCCTCGTTGCCGTAGTCGCGCCAGTCGCGCTCGTCGTTCCACGCGTCCAGCACGCACGTCAGGTTGATCGTCGTGTCGTCGATGACCGACAGCGTGCTATCGACGCCCTCGGTCAGCGCGGCGCGCACCTCGCTCGTCTCGCATTCGCCAGCGATGCGGCGGATCGTCTCGCGCGCCTCGGCCAGCACGTCTCGCACGCGCCACAGCCGCACGGCGTCGGGATGATCGTCGGTCGCGTGCAGCGCCGTGACGAGAGGCGTCGGCCAGTCCAGCGGCGCGCGCTGCGCGGGGAGCGTCAGCATCACGACGCCTCCCCGCGCGCGGCGGCGATGGCGGCGCGGGCCGCGACAACCTCCGGGGCCGCCTCGATCGCCTCGACCGGGGTGCCGTGCGCCGTCAGCTCGTTGACGTGCTGCGTAAGGAGGTCATGCAGCGCGGTCAGCATCGCAGGCGCAGCGGCGATCAGGCGGGCGTTGGCCAGCACATCGACGCCGGCCGAGTTGCTGGCGCGCGCGAGGTGCTTACCGCCCCCGAATGGACCCCCCGGCCCGTAGATGTGGATGCCGTGCGCCGCGTTGTCCTGGATGACCCAGGGGCCCGGCGTGTGAACGCCCATCGTGTCGGGGGCGGGCATCACGCGGCTTCCTTCACAGCAATCATCCGCTCGACCAGCCGCAGCGCGGACTGTTGGAGCGCGAGGCGCGTGGGGTTGATAGCGCTCTCCGCCGCGCTCTCCGCCGCGCTCCACGCCGCGCTCTCCGCCGCGCTCTCCGCCGCGCTCCACGCCGCGCTCCACGCCGCGCTCCCCGCCGCGCTCTCCGCCGCGCTCTCCGCCGCGCTCTCCGCCGCGCTCTCCGCCGCGCTCCACGCCGCGCTCCACGCCGCGCTCCCCGCCGCGCTCTCCGCCGCGCTCCACGCCGCGCTCCCCGCCGCGCTCTCCGCCGCGCTCTCCGCCGCGCTCTCCGCCGCGCTCCACGCCGCGCTCCACGCCGCGCCAGCATCATCGCGCGCCGCCTCGATCGCGCCGCGGATGCTCGGCACCTGCGTCATGTCGGTGATCTCGGGCAGCGCCGCGAGGGCATCAGCCTGCGCGGTCAGCCCGGCCAGCCGCAGCCACGCCGGAGTGTGTTCCCGCACCAGCCAGTCAGCGGCCATAAGGGAGCGGCGATGCTCGATGGCCCTGGTGGCCCGCGTGCCGATCAGGCGGGGAATGAGCGGGCGCAGCAACGCCTCACGTTCGGCGTCGGGCAGCCCATCATTCCAGGCGCGCATGAACGCCCCGATCACCGGGCAGGCGCAGATCGGATGATCCGACCACGGCTCGCGAGCGATGAAGGCAACCGCCTCCATCACGCAGGCCCCATGGCTCAGATCATCGTGCGCCCCCTTCCCCAAGGGCGGGAGCGCCGCGATCCTGGTTTCTAGGGTTTCCGCCATCTCATCCTCCTGGCCGGCGCGTGCCGGGGTGGGAGGGACTTTGGCGAAAACGGCTAACCGTGTCTAGCGAAAAACGCTAGATCGCTTACTTTTGTTCCGGCGCCTTTTGCATCAATGACTTACCCAATTCGATCCAGCGGGTAACGGCCTCTGGGTCGGCGTCTTTGATGATCGAATGAGCCTCGCCCATGAGGGCCGGGGTGCGGTTGTCGCCCGGTGCGAAAAGCGGATGGTCCGCCGACCGCGCCAAACCCGTTACAGCCGGTTTGGCGAAAATCGCTTGACGGTAGTTTGGCGAATTTGGCAAAGTCCGCCCATGACGCTGTCCGAGTGGATGACCGAAAAGAACGTGAGCGCTGAGCAACTGGCTGATCAGGTCGGAGTGCATTGGGCCACGATCTACAAATGGCGGGCGCGCACCGCGTTCCCGCGCGTCCAGCAACTTGCCGCATTGGAGCGGTTGACGGACGGCAAGGTGACGGCCCGCGACTTCATGCCGGAGGTTGCGTAAATGCCCGCACTCGGCCCCATGATCGCGCAAGCGGCCCTCGACGCCGCCCGTAACCAGGTGTCCGCGATCCTCGCGGCGCCCCGCCGTGCCGCGCAAGCGGGCCTCCTCGCGGCGGGTTCCATCGGGGCGCATGCGCCCGATCCGACCGGGCGGCCCCCGGCGAGGCCGTGCGATGCGGCTGTTCCCCCCCTGGCGCTCCACGCGCCCAACTCGGCCGCGCCGGCCCCCGCTGGCGCGGCCATCTTTCCGGGAGGCCGCTGATGCCCGCGAAACTGCGCGCCGCAGCTCGCACCGCCCGCGCGAAATTCGTCCGCGAGGGCCGCGCCGCCGGTCGCAGCTGGTATGCGCTCGCCAACGACCTCGGCATGGCGCGCGACGCGCTCATGAATTGGTGGTCCGTCCACACCCGCACCAGCGCGCTCAAGCACACCAAGACCGCGACACAGCGCGCCTGCCTTTCGTGCCAGCGCCCATTCGCCTCCGAGGGCGCGCACAACCGCATGTGTCAGAACTGCCGCAAGCACGTCGGCTCGCTGTCCCCCCTGACGCCCGACCCTGGCGGGGACACAGGCCGGCGGGTGCAGGCGAGGGGAGGGGCGCGGTGAGCATCACCATCCATCGCGACCTGATCCAGGGCTCCGACGACTGGCTTGCCGCACGCCGCGGCATGCTGACGGCCAGCGAAATGAAGCTGATCATCACGCCGACGCTCAAGCCGGCCAGCAACGACAAGGAGCGCGCGCACCTCTACGAACTCCTCGCCCAGCGCATCAGCGGCTATGTCGAGCCCGCCTACATCAGCGATGACATGCTGCGCGGGAAGGACGACGAGCTCGAAGCCCGCGCGCTCTACGCCCAGCACTTCGCGCCGGTCGAGGAAGTCGGCTTCATCACGCGCGATTTCGGCGGCTTCAAGATCGGCTATTCGCCCGATGGGCTGGTCCGCGACGACGGATTGATCGAGTGCAAGAGCCGGCGCCAGAAGTATCAGGTGCAGACGATCGTTGAGGGCGCGATGCCCGACGACTTCCTGATGCAGGTTCAGACCGGGCTGCTCGTGACGGGCCGGAAGTGGTGCGACTTCATCAGCTACTCCGGCGGCCTGCCCATGACGCCCATGCGCGTCTTTCCCGATCCTCGCGTGCAGGACGCGATCCTCGCCGCCGCAACGGTGTTCGAGGATCGGCTGAGTGTCGCGCACGCGAAGTATATCGCCGCCTTGAACGAGCGGCGTTTCATCAAAACAGAGAGGCGCGTCGAGGAGGAAATGATCCTGTGACCGCGAAGAAGGGAAAGCCACAAATTCCGATGGCCGAGCGTTTCGCTCGCCTCTGCATTCCCGAGCCCAATTCCGGTTGCTGGCTCTGGGAAGGATCGGTGAACGGCCAAGGCTATGGCCTTATCTGGACGAACGAAAAGGGCGGCCGAGCCGATAGAGCGCACCGGGTTTCGGTCAGACTGTCGGGGCGTGTCGTCAATGACGGCCAAGTGGTTCGCCATCGCTGCGACAACCCGTTCTGCGTGAACCCGGAGCACCTAACGGTCGGCACCACGGAAGAAAACGTGCGGGACCGGGTGTCTCGCAGCCGAGGCGCGACAGGCGTTCGCCATCCACGCGCAAAACTCACGGAACAGGACATCCACCTGATCCGGCGCGGCCAGATCAATACGCGCGATGCGGTTCAGCAGTTCGGCGTGTGCCGCGACACCATCAACAGCATCAAAGCCAACAAGACGTGGAGGAGTATCTGATGGACATGTCCGCAACGGTCGTGCCCAAGAGCGACCAACTGAACAGCGATGATCTCATCGCCGGGCCGCGCACCATCACCATCAC